GGAATGGCTAACCCCTTTTCTGGTTTTATTTTGTCGTGGCAATCGTGGTAGATACCCACGATCGCTTGTTTTTGGTGTTTTGTTTAATTTTATTTTGGATTACTAACTTTTAGTTACGTCAAATCCAGCAAGCATCAATCATACTTGCACATTGGCCACGGTAACACAGTCCTGACCTTGATACCCACCCCATAATTCGGACACCCAGAGTGGCCAACCACATCAACGTATCTCGGAAACTTATTACGATCGAACTTGTCAATGTCCATACCATAGACCTCCATCCTCCTCAAATTCTCAGGAGACCAATCGACCTCAACGAATTCGTCTTTCTCAGTTTGCAACCACAAACACTTGAGCGCATTATATGTGACACGGTTCACGCCAACAGTGTACGCGTAACATATCAGCCTAGAGCGCAAATGACCAGGCTCAAGGCTAGACGTCGACGAATGAAGCAGCTTTGGAATAATGTGTGACGAATGTCGATAAAAATGGAAGTGAATAAATTGACAATCCACACAATAAAGCCATCCGACCTGATATTTCAAAAAAGTCGGAACATTGGGATCTGGAGCATTTCCTTCCTTTTCTGGAGTACCAACAGCAAATATGTCGATAAATGGCTTATTACACTCTTTGATGTCGTTTTCTGGAACATTATAATTGAATTTCTCCTTAATTATTTTGCGATACAATTCTTTATCGAATTTCAAATATATTTCACGACGCAAATTCATCAATACGTCATCTCCATATAACATCTTAGTGACAGGAGTCTGAATGACTTGACTAGTGGCAGGAGCATTGCGGACAATCGGGATATTTGGATACATTCTTTTCAACGTAAATGTCTGCGCGACATCGTTGATTATGGTATTAATGAAAGATGTGTCCCAAGTCCCAGACACCATCGCTTGTACCAACATATAAAAGAAGTTTCCCGCCGGATCAGATATCGTCTTCAATGTAACAGTTTCCACAGAGCGCATGAAGAAATACTTGAACACACGGACATTAGCTCTCCTCAATTGACTCTCAGCATCATCACCAGAAGGAACTGAGAGATTGAAGTACTTTCCAAATGACCGTTTGACTGCACTGATTATAAATCCGAGCGTATAAATGTCATACTTCTCTACATCAAGTTCGATCGTTATCCAAACCCTGATTATCTCATCAACCAATTTTTCCACATCCTTACGAGTCTTCATAG